GAGCAGAACTTTTCGTAAGTATAAAACTTACCGTCAAGCTCAAAGCTCTTACTCCTTATTTGATTCAGAAAATCGAACCAGTCAGGAGGTAGGATATTGCGACAAAGCTCTATCGAAATGCTATCACTAGCAGACGATAGATCAATTGTAACAAAGTCCTCGGGAGTATCACTTATAGACCCTTTAAAGGCCATAAGTGAATTAGTAGCTTGATCAGAAAGATCGATGCCAAAACGAGAGAGATTAAATCTCATAATGGTATCAGCACCCTTCTGAAGGAAGCTATTAATCATCGGCTCGACTGCAATAGACCTTAAAGTCTTTACAGTCTTGGGAACGAAGGAGATTTTGTTATGCTCAACAAGAGTACAGCGGGACCTAAACTCTCTAAAAAGAGCGTCAGGGTCGAGGCAAACATAAGGACTGTCTTTATTAGAGTTTAACAACTCTAATAGGTGCCAGTTTCTCATGAATGCATTGTATCCCAAGTTGAAGGCTGATGGACTCACGGACCAATCAGACCCAATCTTTCGGGCCAAATTGGTAGCATTTCCATGAACACCCACGTTAGCCCCGGGACCAAAAGAACTTTTATCAAGACAATCCGTAAGAGGAGGAGAATCTCCAAGTACATAGCGAACAACACTACGTATTCGGTGAAGATCCTCTTCAAACGGACACCACTCTTTAGTAAAAGAGCGGAACTTCTCATTCATAACCGAGCACTTTAACTCGGCTTGAAGGAAAGTCTCTCTCGCCTTTTTCTCTGGCTCAAAAAGAGCCTCGGAATCAGGAAAGGGATATTTCTTGATTAGAGAACTAAACTGATTCGCCGCGAAATGCGAAGCGGCATCATCATACTTCTGTGATGATAAAGAATCAGCCAAAGATACCAAACCTACTACATCTCTATTGCGGGATAACCCCTCTATAGTCGAAGCGTAGGGAAGGTCTTTGTGGACCTGGCACAAGCGACCGATTACTCGGTTGTACGTCCTCCAACTCTCGTTGGAGAGGGTACGTTGGGTAGCAACTAGCTCCCTTAATACCTTGGATTTCATCACGATCTCCAAATAGGGGAAAGGCCCGGACCATAACGGCTCGGATCTCAGAGACTGACCTCTGTGTAAGAATTATCACACAGAGCACTGCAACAACCCAGATGAGAAAGCGCCTTTGCCTTTTGAGCTTAGAACGCGATTTTATTCGAGTTGATGAAGGTGTCAAAGTCAGCCTCGGCCATTTGCGACTGGAAAATATCAACTAGAGCGGCTAACCCAACAGCTGAGGTACCGACAGGAACAGCCACATTGACTTCGAAGATTACATCTCCGTAGCCAGTGAGGGCACCTGTAAGTACAACAGTGTGGGTGAACTTCCAGTTGAAACGCGAAACACCAGAGAACACCGAAGTCGGCTTTGGCGCTGTTCTACTAAGGGCGATACCGTCCTTAATAGTAGGCGTCGAATCCGGCCCGATGTACCCGACACGATCCCTTTCAAAGGAATCTTGGGTGTACGTGAGTGCTCCAGGGGTAAGTGACATGCTTGGATTTCTCCATGGTGGGTTGCTATATAGGAAATCCTATATAGTGGACTAACGGATCTTTTGAAGTAAAAGACCCGTGGCGTCGAGAACGCGCGTTAGGTTACTAAAACGAAAGTCGTTTTTGATAACAATTCGCGGACTCGGCAGGGTAGTCGCACGATTGCGAGAGTTAAGAGAGGTTTTATAACTCCCAAAACCCGGTACGTTGATAGTCCATCCAGTTGGGGCTGAAATCCCAACTATATTGGCTTCCATCGTATTCGTTCTCTCAATCGTAGCGGCAGTCCCAAGCTGTTTTACACCAAGAGACGGAGTAATGGCACCGACAAAATCCCCAATATTAGCGAACCAGTCGACGACAAACGAATATGGTATAAGTTCCCAAGGCAAGGTAAGTAAATTCTTGCCTGAGAAACCGATGTTATTAAGCATCGTTATATC